GAGAAAAATGTTCTTGTAGTTACAAGTAAAAATAAAACGACAGTTATTATGGAACTCCTCAATGAACCCACGGAGAGCAGGTTGCGTTGATTGGGGATTGAGGTAGTCTGCCTCATCAAGAATCACTACCTTTCTTTCACCAGACAGTGATACTGTTGATGCAAATGTTTTTATCTTGGTTCTGAGAACATCAATACCTGATTCTTCTGAACCGTTAATGACCATGAAATCTGTGTTTAGTTCATTACACAGAGCTTTGGCCACAGTTGTCTTACCGACACCTGCACCGCCAGCCAATAATAGATTTGGCAGTTCTTTATTATCTACGAACTGCTGAAATGTTTTCTTTAATGAGTCTGAAAGAATACAGTCCTTAATGGTCCTTGGACGGTACGCCTCCACCCACAAAATCGGTTTGTTCATCGGTCTCCACCTCATAATAATCGTTATGACCGCACCAAGGACAATACAAATATCTTGGTTTCATAACTTTTTCTAAAGCAATGCTCCACCACCCTCGACAACTAGTGCATGAGAAGTGGTGAAGTATTTCTATACTATTGGACATTCTATCATCTCTATATCATCAATGTCAATACCTAATCGTTCCGCAATACGTTCAGGTTTTACACCCAGTTCGATTAGTTCTTTAATGGCATTGATTGTCCATAGTGTTGTCTCATCCATCAGTCTTTGCTTCCATAGCAATCCAATAAGAGACATCAGTTCCAACCCAGTGACTTACGCCAGCATTAGTTGCGATACTTACAGTGTACTCGCCAGACATCATTTTCAGATTCTCTGCCTTGAAGATTGACTCAAACGGCTGACGATCAATATCCAAAACCTGACTAAAGGTATTGGACGTTGTGTTCTTCAAGTCCGTTGCTGTAATATGAACTCCAGGAGTACCATCTGACTTAAATGTAACATCTGGTAACTGCACAACTGCGGCAGCCTTCAACACATCAGCCAAAACATCTTGCGGTACAGAAAACTCTATATCCGTATCCGGAGCATTGAAAGTCTCGGGTGGGGTTGTAAGAATAGATGGGTCAGAATAAAAATACTTGATCTTAGTCGGACCACTATTCGCCGTCAAGAAACTTGAGTTATCAAAATTGAGATCAGCATCTTTGGCCAAAGTCAATACACCCAAGAATTCATTGAGGTCATAGATGCCGAAGTCTGCGGGGAATGCCTCAGAGACATCTGCCTCGGCCAAAATGTTTTTCATTGTTGACATTGTTCGGAGTTTACTACCTTCTTTAATCAGAATATTCTGATTGATGGTAGAAAAGTTCTTTAGAATGCCTACGGTTTTATCACTTAGTTTCATCATTTAATCACCTTCTTTGTTATCATGTATGTGTAACATGATTATTCCATAATGTAAAATCTTCATAAGGTCAGCACGATTATGTCCGTTCTTACGACCATACCGTTGTGCATACTTCAAGATGTTACCCATACAAAAGCCTTCTCCGTGGCCACAATCATCAATAAATTGTGTGGACTGATACTTACGTTTTGCATAATGCTCGCCGTAAGTACCGTCCACGTATGTTTGTAAGTCACGGAGTGCCTTATCTTCACTAAACGCATAATTAATTTTTTTACTCATAATATAATAGTATCACGCTTTACAACAAATGTCAATAGTATTTGTTATAAAATTTTTTATGTTCTTCATCAATTTTTGGATCATGCACCCATGCCATAACAGCAAAGGCTCCACCCAAAATGAATAATAACGTCCACATTTATTTTTTTTCTCCTATTTTGTATATATGGCCGCGAACAGCCAAACGATTCCAAGGCCTATTAATAGGCCCAAATAAAACTCCATGATTGTCCCCCTTATTTGATATCAATAAGGCGAGGTTTCTTTTCTTCAGGTATGATTCGTTCTAGATGAATCAAGAGCATACCGTTTTCCATCTTTGCGTCTTTGACAACAATATCATCTGCCAAAGTCCACTTGCGAGAAAACTTACGAAAAGAAATGCCACGATGAAGAAGCTCTGTATCGGCTGCCTCTTCTTTTTTGTCTGTGGTACGAACGGTGAGGACACCTTCTGCAACTTCAATCTCAAGGTCATCACGGGTCAAACCGGCGAGTGCCAATTCAATAGTGAAAGTGTTATCGTCACCTTTACGAATGTTGTAAGGTGGGAAACCTGATGAGGTTGCCTGATGCATTGCATAGTCATTCAGTCGGTCAAAGACCCGGTCGAAGCCTACGGCATAAGGTGTTAGTGTGTTACGGTCGAAGTTCTGGAATTGATCCCAGATATTTGCTACTGCTTTGCTAGTTACCATTATTTGGTACCTCCATGTTATGCAAGGTTTGTAAAACGAGAATCCCCGAAGGCAATTCTCTACTATTATTTATATCAAAAGAATAGATAATAGGTAAGAAAGAAAAGAGAAATCCAAAGTAATCTTGGAATCCACTTTTCAATTATCTCTTCATACACGAAAGCGTATGCTCTCAACGCACGCAAGTTTCCTAACTTCTCGTGCTTCTCTAAAGCATGACGTAGTTGATACTTGACTGGACCAGGTAGAGGTGTCATGTTCTTAGACCACTTCTCCCAATCGACAGACATATCCATAGCCGATGTGTTCCACGCTGTGTAGTATACATCTTCTGGTTCCCAATCTTCACACCAACTTAGAATTGTGATATAGTCCTCGTCAGACAAACGATCATATAATGGTTTTCTGTACGGTAGATATCTGCTGAGATAAGAAGCCAACACATCTATTGAAGTATATTTTTTGGGCATTAGAATAAATAAATTTGTTGAACAATACTATTCAGTATATCAGGTATACCCCCATCTGTCAAGGGCATTTCTCTTTTTATATCGTCCTGCCAATTTGCGGTCTTTTTTGGCCTTTTCCAGATGGATCCGGTTTGCCTTGGTGTCAAATGTGACTCCATTCAAATGGTCAATTTCGTGCTGTACAATACGAGCAGTAATACCACCCAAATGGTCATAGTATTTTGTACCATCTTCATCTTCAAATGTGAAGGTAATCTCTTTGGGTCGTTTGACTTTCACGAATAGACCAGGGTAACTCAGACAACCTTCTACCATGTATTCTTCATCCTTACTTGATTCTGTGATCTCGGGGTTGAAGAATGCCTTGGCAAAATCTTCTGTTCCTTCTGTCTGTAGATCACCCATACCGATAACGATAACTCGGGTCTCTATTCCTATCTGTGGGGCAGCAAGTCCGATGCCTCCATCTTTCTTACGAACCTTGTGCATTTTTTTCACAAGTTCATTGGGATCCATGATTGGGTTATCAAAGTTAAAATCGGGCATTACCCTTTTCAATATTGGGTCGTTTTCTTGTATTAGTTTCATTATGTTGTTACCTTACTAAAGTTTTGTTCTTTGCGAAACTGAATCAGATGGTCAAACTTATCTACACTCAAATCTGATTTGTGTGATATGATAAAGACATTCTCATTCGCAAGTGTGTTTAATATTTTTAGGAATTCGTCTACCCCGTTGAAGTCCAAACTGCTATCAAAGATTTCGTCCAACACAAGTAGGTTGGTATTAGTTGAGTTTTTCATCTTGGCAATCTGTCTCCATGTAAAGAGTAGTGCCAAATCAATTCGCATCTTCTCGCCTTCACTGAAGTTGGCATAACTAAAGATGTCACGATACCTTGACTTGATAGTCTCGTTGAATTCTTCATCAAGGTTGAACTGTGCAGGAAACTCAAGTGCAGACAGATAACTATTGATAAGTTTATTCATCACCGGCAGATACCGTTTGATGATCTTTGTTTTGATGCCTGAGTCCTGTAGCAATTGTCTTGCAATCATTAGATAGTTGTTATCATCCGTGAGTTTTTCTTTTCTCTTTTCAATCGTCTTGAGTTGGCTCTTGTATGTTTTAAGTTTTGTTCTTTCTTCTACAAGATCAGCGTCTGCCTTATTGAAGTTCTCTATCTGTTGCATCAGTTGTTTATTGAAGGCGATGATAGAGTTTGATGATGCCGCACTCTTTGCTACTTCAACTTCTTGATTACGACAGTCACCTTCCTTCTCTTTGAACTCATCAACGCGAGTATTCATAGATGTAAGTTCTTCTTTTAGTTTTGTTGTAGTACAAGCACTGGTAATCATTTTGTTCGTGCGTTCTTCTATTGCTTTTTGTTTGAAGTCCTCATCTATAGGTTGTTCGCAAGTAGGACAGTCATCGTTCTCCTCAAAGAATTTGATTTCTTCTTTGGCCTTACTAGATTTCATATCTAGTTTGTCTTTTATCTTATTCAGTTCATACACATCATCGTGTAACTTTTGCTGTTTAGGTAGAACATGCTCATTCCATTCATCAATCTTTGCTTGTAGCATATTGATCTGAGCATTTAATGTGTTCATTTCAATTTCATTCTGTGCAATCTTCTGTTCTAATGCCTTCTTATTCTCTTTGCTATTTTCTTTACTCTTATCAATATGTCGTTGTGCCATATCAATCTGAGTCTCAGCCATCTCATACTGATGTACAATATCTTTCTGCTCATCTTTCAGAATTTTGATTCGTGTTTTGAGAATCATATTCATCATGGAGAATATCTTGATGTCCAGAATCTCCTCTACAACCTCACGACGATTCCTAGGTGTCAGTTGCATAAACGGAACGAATGACGATGACCCAAGAATGACTACCTGTGTAAATGACTGATAGTTCAACTTGAGAATATTATTCTCTAGATGTTTCTGGTAGTCACGAACACTGGCATCTTGGTTCAACATCTTGCCGTTCTTGTAAATCTCAAACCGATTTGGTTTGATGCTACGAATGACATGGAACTTCTGTCTCCCAATATCAAAAAAGACTTCAACCTTACAGTCACGCTCATTCACTGAGTTGACCAATTGATCCTTTTTGATATTACGAAACGCCTTACCAAACAAACCAAAACACAACGCATCGAGCATAGTTGACTTGCCCGATCCGTTGTCACCGATAATCAGTGTGGTGTTATGTTTGTCTAGTTCTATTTCTGTTGTTGTATTGCCTGTTGATAAAAAGTTTTTGTATGTTACTTTTCTAAATGTTATCATAATTAAACCACGTTGGTACTTCTCTTGCCTTCCACTTGGCAAATCCTGCCTTCTCGCCTAAGTAATAGTTACGATAGGCTTGTACTGAGTCATCACACTTGTATTGATCTGGCATACACTGTGGTGGTTGTGTGAATTCACCTTCTGGTATGTTCTTGGGTAGAATTGAAAGCATATCTAACAGTTGAGCACTCTTATGTACTTTCCCATAACGATATGTGTATTCACCAAGTAATGCCTTGAATAGTTCATAGTGCCACAGATAATTTTCTGATGATTCGCGAGTCCAGATGGTACTAGGATGATTGAGATGTGCAACCTTGTACAGTTTGGCTTCTTTGTTAGCATCTTCCATTTCCCAGTGTTTCATTGTCCTACCTGTTTTCGACCACCTAAGACACGGGTTACCGTCAAGGTATCTGTGTACTGTAGACAACATCTGGCCAGACTCTACTGGCATCTTGACTGCATGCTTGTCGCAATGCATCTCGGCTGCAATAACGGGATCTTCGTGTAAGTAAAATGTATTCATTCTATTTCCTGCGCCTCAATGTATAAACCTTTTAACAGTTTGTTTAGTTTTGGTTTGTTTAGTGCCTCACTATCAATCTCACCTACATACTTCTCTAGCAATGACATTGTATCTTCAATCTCATCTAGTTCTTCATCTGCAATAGAGTTTGGGTCAAGGTCACTAAAGTCCTCTACAATCTTTAATTCAAGAAAGTTACCTTCATTGTAACAGGTTTCTACGAATCTGTCAAAGGTATAGAAGTCTGTCTTTTTAACTACAAATATTTTTACATAGGTATTTTCATATTCCGACAGATCCATACTCAGCATATCTTTTTGTTGACTGTCATCATAAAAGATTTTATGAAATAGTCTATTCGGGTTCTGGTAAAACTCAAACTCTCTGGTGTCAGTATCATATATGTGAAAACCTTTTGCTGAGTTGTAGTCTGCCCAGTTAATTTCATACGGTGCACCGAGATAACGAATGTGTCCATCATCTTGTTGTGTATGATAGTGTCCAGAAAACACTCGCTCGTATCGTTTGAATAAATCTCTCTCTAGTCCATGGTCACAATACAATCCAGGCATGATCTCATTACCATTGACCTCTAGATGACCCATAGCAACATCTGCTGGTGACTGTGCAATCAAGTCTACTGACTCTGCATAATGTGCAGGGGCAATCCAGGGTATGAATAGAATGTCAGCACCGCCTATGTTTGCTACCTGTGGCACATCTTGATACAGTTCAATGTTGCTGTATTCACCACAAGTTAATGAAATAGAGTTTACCTCATTGTTGTTCTTGTAGTAACAGTCATGGTTACCGACCACCATATGAACATCATAGTCGGCGGCCGGTTCAAAGAACATTTCTTTTGCTGATTTTAGACTAGCATAATTAGCATACTTACGACGATCAAAACAATCGCCCAGATGAAATATCGTTGTAATGCCTTCCCTTCTAAGTATTGGGAAAAAAGTGTCTTGGTAGAATCTTCGTTGGAAGGCCGCGAACGAAATATTATCATTTTTGCCTCCAAAATGTGTATCGGTTACTATCGCTACTTTCATATTTAATTATCTTCATGGAAGGTGTATTTTCTC